TGAACAATGTTAACGTGACATTGTGCTAATACACCCTGATCTTGTAATTCACTTGCACTTAATTTACTAATGACAGGACCTAGACTAACAAACAATGATTGTGCTTCAAATTTAGCTTTAGGAATAGTTCCAGTCAATCCCCAACGAATAGGTACTTTAGAAAATACACCAGTTAATAATGTTTTCAATGCGTCTGCTTTGGCCATATGGACCTCGTCTACCATGACACAGACAACACCTTCAATAAAGTCCATAATGTCTGCTTCTCCTGCTTTTGTTTTCTTAAGCATGTTATTCAAACTCTGCCAAGTACAGATAGTATGTGTCTTATTGTATTCTTTACGATCACCAAAGTATACACCAACGTCTAATCCTAGATTAATATAATCTGCTTCTGTTTGCGTTACTAAACTTTTGTTTGGAACAATAACAATACTACGACCATATTGTTCTATGCTATGAGATAGTGCCGCAGTCATTAATGTTTTACCTGCACCTGTAGCAATCTCTTGCAATGATTGTGGGTTCTTTAGAAAGTTATTAACAATAGTAATTTGATAGTCACGTAGTTCTACTGGTGTACCTTCTTTAGGATGCCCCTTAGGCCAATTCTTGTGAGCAAACGTTGATTCGGACACTTCAGCGAATTCAAATGTTGTAGTGTAATCCCTAGTATCATCCAGCTCTATATCATATCCTGCTCTATCTAATACAGGAAGAATTTCTTCTAATAGATTAATATATGTACTGCCAGCAAGACTAAAATAACTTACTTTACCATTCCATCTGCCTAGTCTCACTGCAGGAAGATAACGTGCACCGGGAACTTCATACTCAAACATCTTCATCAATGCTTTACGTTCTGCCAATTCAAGGCCCTCTATCTTTACATTGACTTCATCTTTAACGATTATTTTACATTGTTTCATTTAATTCCCAAATTTACAGGTTCCGAATTTACACATTTTATAATTTTAAATAGAGTTGTAGGCAAATCCATTGCTCCGTAATTTCTATAATGTATCATAACAGGTTTCTCATATGATTTCAAGTTAGATTGGTCTCTTATGATATCAATGTCCAATTCATCTAATAAATTTTCCGAATGTTCTCCTAGCAAGAATAACTGTTTAGAACTTATCCTTGAAGATTCAGATATACCATCACATCCCAACTCTCGTAACCATTTAATGGCAGTCTCCAATTCTTTAATCTCCAAATCACTTTGAAAATTAACAGCAAGGTTTACTTTAAGTGGATCTTCAATAGTAGAGAAATATTCTATAACCGAATCACTGATAGTAATTCCATATTGAACATAATCTGCTACCATTTTTAAGTCATTGGTTAGTGGTATATCCTTGATAGTTTTATACAATACTTCATTGAGTGCGGCTATATAGAAGTAACCGTTATTGTATACAAGTGTCGGCTCCCAATATTTAACTGATTCATAAATGCTAAGACTGTCAATAATTTCTTTAGTGATTGGACAATAATCTATTGTAGTAAAGTAATCTGCACTCAACATAACCAATGATTTTAGTGTCGAAGGTCCATACTCAATTTCATATTGTCTTTTATCTTTATGCCATTCCATTGTATAGATAGGATCCTTTTTCAATGCAGTCAAAAAGCTTTTACTGAAAGGTGATCTAAAAATGATTTTATCCTTCAATACAGTAATAGATGCATTTGTATATTGTGGAGAACTTTCTATCATATTGCACTTCCAAGGCAATAATAATACATCATCAACAAACATTTTGTGTTGAATGAATTGCTTACGATATTTAAATGCTATCTTTCTAAAAAGAGTGTCCTGATTTGAAGTGATTGTATTATTTCTAATAATCAAATTAGTTAAGTTATTTATGAACTGTAGGTCATACCTGCTTAGTCGTATATTGACAAGCATAAAGGTCCCAACATCTTCAAGTGTTTTAAAATCCATTTAATATCCTAAGGTAAAAAAGGGGAACCTAAGTTCCCCAATTAGAAAGAAACCATTATGCTGATCTCATACATGTAGTACGTGCAAGATTCTTCCAGTTGCCGGGACTGATCTTAACTAAGTCAGCAATCTTCAAACACATACGCAAGGACACTTCACGCAATTTAGTATGATTGTCCCACATAAAGTCAATCACCATTTGTGATTGTTCTTCTGTGAAATCATAGTCACTAAACAAACCACCATCAGCATCACGATGGACCTGCTTGATGCGTAACATTTTGTCACGATCACCGTCAATAGTCAAGTCAAGAAAGTGACAACGTGACTGCAATGCCTCTAAGTGATCCTGCAATTTCTTAGACTTCAGATTGCCGAATTTCAAGTTAGTGATAAAGATAGCACTACCGTTGAAGTTGAAAGTATTCGGGATACCTTCTTCACGTAAGAGTCGTGAATCACTATTCCAGCAAATTCTACGTGTCTTACCTGAATCAAGTGCGGCCTTCAAAATATTCAAAGCCAAGTCATCAGTAAAAACTGAATCACAATCATCAAAAATCAATACGTTTTTGCTGTCAGAGTATTTGTACAATTGTGCGTACAAACCCAATGCTGTCATTGCACCTTTAACAATATTAAAGCGCACACGTTTGCCTGCAAGTTTATCAAACATGCTAGCACGTTCCATTTGTGTCTCAACACCATAACTTTTGCCGACACCGGGTGGGCCTGAAACAATCATAGCACGGATATCACCATTGATTGCCGCACGTGACATTTCATCAAGTACTTCAAAACGGGCCGCAATACGGTCCATTGCTTCTGTTTCAGTTTCTTTCACAACTTCTTTTGCAAATTTTACTGTATTTTCTGTCACGCTATCTCCATTCAAAAATTCAATTTGATTAATATTATCAACAAGAACCTTAACTTCAGGGATGTTGATTGCGAATTGACCATCATTTTTAACAGTCACATAACTACCTTTTTTACCAGTCTGAAAACCCTTGACTAGTGTAAACTCAGTATTGACTACTGCTTGTTTACGATAAGAACCTGACAAGATGCGAATTGTAGACATATTTTCTCCTGTGTGTTAATCAATCAATACAAGTATTATAGCACAAAGTCCATTTATTGTCAAATTATGCTACCTTACGAAAATACATATAGGGCAAGCCCAATGTATAGCACAAGTACTCATCATCACCTTGAGTGCCCTCAGCTTCGTGGATCCAGCGAATTGCTGTTACACGGTCCTTAGCACCTGAATACATTAGATCACTAACCCTTTTCTCAAAAGAGAAAATTGCATGTTGTTCTGACGCAACACGGACCTTTTCTTCGGCCTCGATAGCTACACCAAGTCCTTCAAACTCAGCTTCAAAATCTTCAAGGGTCCAGTGTGAGGTGTCAACACCACGGGGGCGAACACCGTAAGCGTCCTTGTACATGTCCCAGTAAAGTTCCCGGGCTTGTTCCAATTGTGTCAACTCTTCCCAAGATTTGAATTCTGTAGTCATTTCTAAGTCCTTTTCTTTACTGTCTAAGATTCTATTATAGCACCAAACCGATTTATTGTCAAATTTTGGCTATCAAATTAGCATGAATTTCATTCATTTCCGACTGCTCTACGTAGAAATCGGACCTAGGATCATAGTATTGGCCTTCTTTGTTGTCATAATACAACACTCTTCCGGAGAAATTGAACGGACCTTCTAGTCCCGGACGAGGACCATACTTTGTACGCATTTCGTCCATTTGATACTTGTCAGCAACAACACGATATCCCATAAAAGCCTTTCAACTGAATAAGACTCTATTATATAGCCAAAACCATTTATTGTCAAATTTAGCCTATTGTGATATCTTCCATACCGGCTGTGCGTAATCTTACAATGTGGCCCATCTGCCATTGTTTAGCTTCTAGACCCTTCATAATGCCAAGCCATCGATTACGTAATAGTGCTACTTCGTTAATCAATACTTCCATATCAATTACTTCATCTTCACCTTCAGTATATTTTTCAGCATCTCGGCTAGACAAGGCTCTGTTATATGCCTCTAAGTATTTTTGAAAATGCTTACGG